AGCGCCTGGAGCCACTACCGGGTCTTGTGACCCTTGCGTTGCCGTTGCGAGCGACGTCGCGTCTTCCGCGATTGTTCCACCGGTGATTCCAGCTGCCAAATTGGCCGTGCCGATTTGAACACCGGGCGTTGCGTAGGACGTGCGCAGTTTGCAGTTGCTCGTGGACAGTGTGAGCGCCGTAGCGTTGGTGGTGCTCTGTACGGTGTAAGAACGACCAACGAATAGTTGTAGCGTCGTTTTAAGACCAGCAGCGCTAGCGGCAGCGATAGCCATCGGCACTACCTGAGCTTTAACGTTGGTAATCAGTATTAGGTTCGCGCTCGCATTGCGGAAGTCCCAAACAACAACGTTGTTAGTAAATGCTAACCCAGCAGCCGTAGTTTCCCAGCCCGCCGAGTACTGTCCACCCGCAGTTGGTACCAGTTGCGTCGATATCGCGAAGTTCGCGCTGACGTTGGCCTGGTTCGTGGTGCCCGTTCCGCCTTGAATTACTGCCATATCAGAACCTGTTTCCCAAGTCTTTCGACTCGAATGCTACATAGTCTACGTCAAGCGAGCGGTTAGCGCCGCCGGTGGATTGAATTGCCAAACCGATGTTCAAGCCTTCGGTATCCGGCACGTTCGTTGAGTGCGTAGCCGCCAGAACATCGTTAATGTAAAACTCGATGGTTCCGAGTGTGTCTTGCAGAATGCGCAGACGATACCAGGTGTTCAGAACCATCGCGATGCCTGTGTCGATATCTGTGTTGACGCCGGCTTCGCGCGTAAACGTGTGAAAGCTAGAGTCGGACGCAGAGTCGAGATAGAATAGAATCGAGTCGGTCGTAGCTGCGAAGACGTTGTTTTCGAAACCTATCTGGATAAAAACGCCAGTCACACTTGGGGCCCGCACGATGGCCTCGAACGAGTAGACGTCCTGACCTAAAATCCACTCGTCGGAGCGTGAGCGTCCCTTGAACATAATGACCGCGTCGCCAACCACGTTGTCCGTGGTCATACGAAGAATGCCAGGATGATTGTCTTCACCTGGAGGCACTGTTGCCGTGCCTAGGTCCGCCCCGCCACCAATGGTCATTCCAGTCCAGTGAGTCTGGCCCAGGTGTAGCTCAGTGCCCGCAGTTGCCCATGACTCGTCTCTAACGTGATCGAAGTCCTCCCAAAAAATCATGCGACGTTGCTGTTTGCGAAACGTTAGCCCGCTCGTATCCTGGTCCATATCCGAATCGGGACGCAAGTCGAGACTGATTGTGCCGTCAGAGTTGGATCTCAGCGCCAACCCGTCGCCAATGAACTTCCACACGAGACCGATGGTGCTCGCGTCGCGCACTAGCGTCATACCTGGTGATCCGGCGGCAATATCTTGCCTAACAGCGGTAGCGCTGGTCGGGTTTCCCAGTACCGTGTAAGGAGGCGCCGTCCCGAGGTTCGTGAGCGTGATGCTAGAGCCAACGGCGTATCCGAACTTGATATTACCAATGATTGGGCTTTCAACAGCGTTCCAGTAAGCAGTAATCGTTGTCGAGCTTGTGACTTGTGCCGATACCGAAACCTGATCCTCAGCTTCATCAGCTAGCGTTCCCTTACCAGTGTAAGGTCCGTTTATTTGAGTTATCAGAACGTTGGTGCCTGGAGTTAGCCCTGACAAACCAGTGATCTGAAACGTTCCCGATAGAGTAGGGATAGAACCAAGGTTAACCTCGACGACGGTAAGAGCCATGAGCGTCGTTCCGCCGCCGCCTCCCGATCCGTCTGCTCCAGGTGGACCAGCTGGACCAATGAAAAACGTCGCTTCAGCGTCTTGCCCGTCTTGCCCCGGAAAACCGATCGGTCCAGCAATACCGGCTATGCCAGGAGAGCCAGCGGCTCCAGCTGTACCTGGAAATCCCGGTAGTCCGTCAGCACCGTCAGCACCGTCAGCACCAGAGAAACCGATCGGACCTGGAACGCCAGCGGCTCCAGGTGTTCCGGCTACGCCGTCAGCGCCATTGGCACCCTGCTGACCCGGTAGGCCGTCTTGCCCGTCTTGCCCGTCATAGCCTGGGAAACCTACAGGGCCGCGCTCGCCAGCGGCTCCAGGACTCCCAGTAGCCCCCGCGACCCCTTGTTGGCCTGGTAGACCGTCCTGACCGTCAACGCCGTCCTGACCTGGGAAACCGATGGCACCCATAACCCCGTCTACACCAGGGGCTCCAACGGGTCCCTGGAGACCCGGCAAACCATCGGAGCCATCAGCGCCGTCAGCTCCAGGGAAGCCTTGGACGCCAGGCGAACCAGGTGAACCAGATATGCCGGGTAGACCATCGGCGCCATCCTGACCGTCTCTACCGTCTTGCCCAGAGAAACCTACAGGGCCGCGCTCGCCAGCGGCTCCAGCCACTCCAGGAAATCCCGGTTGACCGTGTTCTCCAGGCTCCCCACGTTCACCTTGTACACCTTGCGTACCTTGTAATCCGGTACCCACTGGAATCGGAGCAACAGTGACAACAGTGTTGAAACCGTCGTCGTCGATCGTTACTCCGATAAACTTTAGAGTGTGACGTCTACGATATGCAGCGTCGTTTTCGTCAAGGATTTCTACATATCCCTGTATGTCTCTAATCCAGCTCAGGTTTGGCAATTACACACCGCTTCTGTCAGCGATCGAAGCACGAAGCGAAACGAAATCGACAACAGTGCTCATGCTGGTTGCGCCAGCAGCACTACCGACTTCTTGATAACCACCAAACGTGCATCCGCCTGTAGGCAAAGCTGCAGTCAAGATCGTTTCGAACAACACACCGTCAACGTAAACGTTGATACCGGTAGCGTCGCGTTCGAATTTGAAAACCACATATTCGCCTAACACGACTGGAGCCAACACCACAGAGCTTGAGACGCCCGCAACGCGCTTTAGACGCAACCAGTTAGCCCCACTGACTTGTGGGTTATACTGAATACCAAGCGCGTCAGCTCCGCCCAACGTATCGTCGGCGTCGTCGGCTAAGCCAATGCGGAAAACGGGCACACCAAGGATCGTGTTATTGGTAGCAATCTTAGCGACGATCGTGAATGACTCCACTGTAGAGAAATCTAGAGGAGTAGACGTGGAAGCTGGGCCTATGAACCAGCTAAATTGTTCGTTACCTAATGTGCCTGGAGTAGAGACAACCAAACCACCTGGATTCTTAAGCGTGCCGTCGTCTTGGAATACAGACTGTCCACCAGACGTCGTAATAATGTTCGTCCATGGAAACGAACCCAAGAACCTAGTTGATCCTTCAGCAATACCGCCTAGCCAGTCTTCTCGAATGATAACGAAAGCTTCAGGCGAAGCGGCCGCTTCAGGTGTGAGCGATCGCAGAAATTCGATTCGGTTTCCTAGAGCAACAGCGGTGTCTGTTAGCCGCGCTTCCGTTAGGACTTCGCCCGTTGCTGCCACGTCTACGATCGCCGTGTAGACTGGGGTGATTAAACCTTGAACTTGAGTAGGCATGTCGTTTTATGGTCCGTCGTAAACGTAAGCCGCGTCTTTGAATCGCTTCTTACCTTGAAGCCTGATAAAATTGCCAGGCGTGTTTTCGAACTCGAAATCCCATACAACCCATTGCATAGGCTTATAGCGCTTGCATATCGCTGTCAGCAAACGATAGTAGCGCTCTCCAGTCTCAGAATCTATACCCTGAGGGCCGATTCGTTTTACTCCAACAACATCCGTCCCGACAATGAAGCCTGTTCCGCTAGTCACCGGATGAGACCCGAAAGGAATACGGATCCAGAATCGAGACCAATAATCATCAGGATCCGGTACAGCGGGTAAAATGATCTCAGCGTTCGGGTAACCAGCTGCCGTCAGCTCATCTAGCAAACCTTGCTTAGGATCGCCTGTCCAGAAATCCCATTTTCCGAGAATACGAGCGCGCGCCGAATCGTATGTCTCTCCAGTGTAGTGCGGGCGCATGCAATCATTGCCCAGAAGGTCCACGGCGTCCAACGGCTGAAACTCTGGAATCGTAGAAAACTGAGCAAGCAATGCGATGCTAGCTCCATCTGTAAGCATGTCGTTCAGGACACCAACGACAATGCCTATAAACTTGGATCCGTAGTCTCCGCTCCAACGTGGCAGATTCAGAGAATCTACTAAATCAACATGAGTATCAACTGACATTGACCGGCACTCTTGTGAAGCTGATTGTGCCTTCTATGGCTTTGGTGTTGGCCGCAATCGTAAAGTTACTAAGACCTTCAATGCTCTGAACGCCAGGCACAGTCTTTAACACTCTGTCAATTTGCGAAATCATGATGATATTGCTTGGACCTGGAGAGAAGTCGTAACCACCCAGCGGAACCGCGTTGAGGAACGCTCGCCACGCCAGCTCAAGCCCATTACGCAGATCAACGTCGTTCACTCCCTGATAGTAAACGGTGCCGGAAATGTTGATCGTTTGCGTCGGTGCCGCGATTGCTAAAACCAACTTGTCACCGCTCGGATCGTTTCCGAAGATAGCGGCGTCTAGCGCGGCCTGAACGAGAATCACATCAGCTCCGCCAGCCGTTGCATTGAGCGCCGCCAGGTACAGATCGGCAGTGCCCGGACCGCGAGGATTCTCGTCATCTATGCCAACACTAACCACTGCTGGAGCCGCGTTACGCGCAAGGTTTCGGAATCCTTCGGCAACGCGATCGATTCTTAGCGCGCCCCATTTGGTTTGATTGCGCTCTCGATATCTAGGATCTGATTCTGTGTCGGAACCAGCAGTAGTGAAGGCTCCACCGAACGTCACAACTACTCCAGCTAAAGGGGTCACAAGCTCAAGAGTTTGCGGCGGAATATTTCCCAAGCTACCAGCGAACTCAGCTTCAACTTCCACGACAGTAGTGAGACCAGCCGTAACTGTCTCGATACCAGTGCTCAGAAACGTTTGCCCGTTGCTCGCCTTGACGGTGATAGCTCTAGCAGCGAGCGGACCATGTGTTGAGGCTCCCTGGTTTATAAAGTTCAGATCCATCACGGTGCGCGTGGCTTGCTGTCTCAACTCATCATAGTGAGACACGCCAAGATGATCTAGAAAGTCGCCTTCGGACGTCGGTAAAAAAGCCATCTTAGCGATGGCCGCAACCACCTTGCTCTGCTCAACACCAACGGCGCTCTGAGCTTCAACGAACGATCGTGCCGCTCCGTTTACTTGCCAAGCTTCAACAGGAAAACCTAGAGCTGGAGTGCTAAGGATATCGAGAATGACGGTTCTGATCTGCTCAAGCGTCGGAGCCGTCTGCATTTCTTTTACGCTCAACGGCATCGCACCCAACTCCCATTCCAGTAACATTCAGAAGACGGTACAAGGATCTTGTACGTAACCTCTGGTATCCAAGTTCTGTCGTCTCTGACAACTCGAACCCAAGTATAGCACTTCGTGTCAGGCGACATTTAACAGAGCCTCAAATTGAGTGACCGTAAGCGTAAGCTCGAGGTCAGTAGCGTTTTCTTCAACCAACGTTATGCTGATTACCAACGTGATCGAGTCGCCCTTAGTGTTGACAGAAGCGTCGCACGTTGCTGACTGGACACGTTCGTCTAGCTCGGCTTGTCTCACGACTTCACGTTCAATCTTTTCTTGATCGAACGTGTTATGAAGGTTCTGACGCAAGTTGTATCCAACCGTGGGGGCCCACCAAAGTAGACCCGGATCGTGTAACAACTGAGTAGCTACGGACTCGCCTACAGATTGTCCGGCACTCACGAAATTCAGCGTAGGATCGATATCGTCAACACCGCCGATGTCTATGCCTAACGCGCTCATTCGGTACTCAGCTTCTGTGATGCGACTTCAGCGATCGGGCTAATCAACGTAAGAGTAGGAGCCGTGCTACCTGGGGCGGCCGCCACAGCGTGAATGTGAGCATCAAACACAGTCGCTATCCTGTCCAACTCAGCCTTCACCAGCGATGCCAGCGCTACCTTCAGTGTACCACCCAACTCGATAGACGTCACCTGGCCTTCATGCCAAAGCGAGGCATAAGGCTTGCTCGGGTCGCCACCGTCAAAGGCCAGCAGCACCCTCTCTCCATTAGGCACCCTGACTATGCAACCTGGGAGCCCGTGAAGGATCGGGACGCTCTGGAGGCCTGTTCCGCGCAACCGTGAGTCCTCTGGGAGCAGGTCCAGCGTACCGTCAGCGGCCTGTCTCACGACTTTCGCCGTGTACGTTCCTAGATAGATCTGATCTCGGGTTACCCAACGCACATAGCGTTCAAGAACCCTACCACGACCTTCTGTCCAGTATCTGCAAACCAAACGCCCGTCTTGCTTGAGTGTATAGATAACTTCACCAACTGAATCGTCCCCAACTAAGCAACCTGGAAGCACTACAGCTTTTTCTATCGCCAGCTCTATCATGCCGCGAGACTCATCTCTGTAGGTCTCGATTGCTTCAGGCTCCACTTTGACAGGATCTTCAGATTTGATCCTGACTGTTCCGTTGGGATTGATTCTCCAATTGAAGCTCAGGTGTTTAGCTAGCAACTGAATGCTTTGACCGATCGTGCCTTCAAGTCGAGTCCAGAAATTGAGCTGAGTAGACAGAGCTTGATCTGTCACCACTCCCATATCGGATAGAACCTTGTCCGCCTGAACTTTACCGTAATTCAAACCGGTAACCGATTGCTGCCAGTCCGATAATCCTCCAGACATGCGAACCTGTACGCGCTCTGCGTAAAGCTGAGAGCGCACGACCCTGCCCACCAGTGATTGGCCCGGCATAGTCAGAGTGGCCGTGGAACCCACGATAAATGGAACGCCGTCGGCACAGTGAATCTCAGCGCTCCAGGCGCCGTTGATTGGCATATGAAGAGACAGATCGGAAACGGGAGAACCGTTCAAACGAATAGGAATAGTCATCGTGGTTTCACGGCACCGTCAAGCGTGGTATCAAACGCTTTTATAATTGGGCCAGTGGGTGCCTGGTGTTTATTCTTTCCCTTATTGGGCTCTGACTTTGGATTGAAAACAGAGTCAGACCACTCACGCATATTGATCGATACAGAGCGACCGTGAACAGGATCCGCTTTACCAATGTCGTAATCATCGATCATCACGGTCGTAACGCCGGCCCTGTTGACTGTTGCATTGGTGATATCCAGAGGCAACGCCCGCCCACGCTCACCAGGCATCTTGAGCAACGTGAACGTGTCTTCCCAAAACTGTTTCTCATCTTCCGGAAGCAAGATGAATGAGACCATGATCTTGGTAAGCTCTACGCCCTTGAACTTGACTCTCGCTTTATTGGAGCCGCCAGAAGTTTGGCCGTCGATCTTGTTCCCGCCCTTTACGTGAACGTCGGCTGTCTGAGATACCAACACAGGCGGATCGCCTGTGGTACCTAGCAACAGAGTACACTCAGCAGCTCCGTTGTCTTCGTACGTTTCGATATCAGACATTATCCCCCAGCTCCCTGAAGCAAACGATCGAAGTGTGCGCCGATCTCATCTTCAAATTTGCTTTGAACATGTTCAGCTGCTTCAGAAGCGGAGCCGGCTGTAGAGATTGGTATCGTCACGATGATATCACCAGTCGTAATCGACTTAGAGGAACGGTCGCCTATGCCATCAGCAGCGGCGTTGGACATAGCGTCATAGTTTCTAAGGTTCATTGGTAGCTTTCCTGACGCTTCGTACGACTCCAGCAGGCTACCTCCGTACATGGCAGAATCAGCCATGGGAGTTACACCAGCTTGATCGAACAGCTGCCAAGCGTCAGCCGAAAAAGCTCCCATCTGATCCATTGGTGTGACATCGGGTCCAAGCTTTGGTGCGCTTGTACCAGTCATCCAGTCTTTAACGGTATCGATAGCACTACTAGGAGACGTGTTTAGAAGCTTTCCAGTCAAGCTCTGAGAATCGATACCTAGAATATCTGTAGCTCTTACAGACGTATCTCCGTTGAACAGATTCCACACCTGTCCAATTTTCATCACGTGTCCAGCGATAGTTGACATGTGCCCGGCTATCGTGCCTAGCGTTGTAGCCATCCTAGGTAACGAGTCAGCGAACATTCTGAAGCTATTCGGATCGAACCCAGAAGCTGAGTTAAACGCCTTCATGAAGTTCTCAGCGATAGACGGTAGCTTCGGACCGATCGTCTCAAGCGTGGTAGCGATAGCCTGAAGCACGCCAGAGAACTTGTCAGCGAACGGGCTAGAATCGATCTTGCTAGCGCCTTCAAAGATAGCGTTGAAGCCTTTAGCTAGAGCCGGCTCAGCCTCTCTGGTGACCTGGAAGAACCCAGCAGAGAGCAGAGAACCGATACGCCCGAGCGTCCCTCCAACGGTCTTCTTAGCCGCTTCTTCACCAGCTTGCCCTAGCTGGCTCTTGTTCACGGTCATCAGAAGAACTTCAGCGATTGAATTCAGAGCGACGTCTGATTCGATCTTGCCAGCTTCTTTTAGTTTCTTGACCTGAGAAACTACGCTTTTCCCGCCTTTAGCTACTAAGCCTAGGTTCTCTCCGATGCGTTGGTAAAGCTTGCCTACGGGCAGCCCGGCTTCGCCTAGCTGCCTGATCTCATCGCCTTCAAGCTTTCCAGCTCCCTGAATCTGAGACAGAGCTAACGATACACGCTTCAGCTTCTCATCTGTTGCACCCAAGAAACGCATGTCCGCAACCAAGTCAGACATCGTGTTGGCTTGCCCAGCATTGAAGCCGAGTGCCATAAACTGTTGCTGGCCTTCAATGATATCTTCAATCGCTATGCCGTACTTTTTCGATTTAGCAATCGCGATATCGATTTGAGCGTCAGCCTTATCGTCTCCACCTAGCATGGCAGAGAATGCTAGCTTTGAGCGTCCAGCTAAGTCAGCGGTCTTTATGATCGCTTCGCCTAGCTTGTACGTAATAGCTGCTGCCGCGACACCAGCGGCCAGAGCTAGCATTTTCAGCTCTCCAGCCATGCTGCTTATGCCGCCAGTGTCAGCTTTCCCAAATGAACCGAGTAAACCTTTACCACCGCTACCAGATCCGGCAATGAACCTGCCTCTAGCGTCGTGTTTACGGCCCAAACGATCTAGTTTGGCCTGGAGCTTGGTAGCGGCCGATCCCATTTTCTTGGACGGCCCTGTTACTTGATCATGCAATCCAACGGTAAAGAATTCAGAACCCATCTTGTCATCTCCGTCGCTTGGCAAGCGCCTTAATCAGAGACTCCAGCAGCTTGAATGTGCCTTTTACCGCTTCTATGCCGTCTACGATAAACAACGCGCCAGAGAGTTGCTCTGGCGTGTAGTCTGTCGTCCCGTCATAGGCCTTGAACGCCAGCAGCGACTCAGCGATTCGGCCTAAATCGCGTTGTCCAGTCTTCCACTGCTGGATACCTATTTTACCGTGATCTTGGCTTCTCCCGTTGCCATCTTCACAAGGTGTTCTGCTACGCCGTCAAACTCGGCTGAACCAGCGAACGCTAGGCAATAATCGTTCGTCATTTCTTCAAACTCAGCAAGCAATCCGGGTCCCACGAAGCACTGACGACAGAGCCCGATCGCGTGTTCAACTCCCATCTCTGGAGATGATCGTTGACCCTTATTCATGATAACGATCTCTGCCTTCTTAGGTTTGCGGAAGCAGAGAGTCTTATCACCGATCTCTATCGTGACAAGCTTACCGTGAAGGCTCCTAAGAGCGTCAACCTTGGAATCAGACGGCGTTTCGGTTTTGGCTTCAGACATGTTCAAATCAACTCTTTCCCATTGACCTTCATGGTCATAAAACTAAACGGATATTCGATCTGCAAAGCTCCAGCGCCTTGCTCGTGATCAATGTTGAACGCCTTCAGACGACACGAAATGCACTCAACAGAACGCACTAATCCAGACTCGTTAACGAGACTGTAGTCCAGCGTCCATAGCTTCAAGAGCGGCTTCTCTCCCAGGTCCGTCAAGAAGTCGTTACCCTGTTCAAAGTCAGAGAACGTGAACGAGCCTACACCACCCTGAAGCTGTCCAGGCGTACGGCGTAGCGGCTTATTCGAAGCTCCAAAGACGAACTCTTCTTCAAGTTCTTGAGCCAGAGAGACGTTGCCGATACACAGATACTGTTTATCGTTCGCCACGATCCGACCGTGCGAAAACGAAAACGCGAAACCTTCATGATCTGGGAACGTCGCCATTTTCTTTTTCCTTCAGAGTAGAGATAACTTCACGCTTACATTTCTCGATTTCTCTAGCGAGCAATATTGCGTGCGTTGAATTTCCAACCAAGCTAGCTCCGTATTCAGCTAGCCCAGCGAACGCCTTTTCAATCTTGGACTTCATAGCAGGTTCACCAGATTCTGTGCGATGCCTAGAACCGCTTGAGCGATGCCAGCGGGTGACAGGATAACATCTGCGCCGTCAATGCGCATAGACAGAAACGAGAAAGGGTACTCAGCGCCAAGCGCTTCAGCGCCAGCCTGATGATCGAACGATACACTAAGCAATCGACATGCCTTGCACTCGATAGAGCGTACGGTGCCGTCTTCCTTAACCAGCGTGTAATCCAGAGTCCAGAGCTTCATGAAAGGATCTGGCTTGAGCGAACGAAAGAAATCGGAGCCTTGCTCGAAGTCAGAGAAACGCAAGTTTCCCATTCCCATTCCAAGCTGTCCCGCGCTACGCCGCAAAGGCGCTCGACTGGTACCGTACACAGGCGTGTCAGACAGATCCTGTGAGATCTTGACTCCGTCAATTCCAATGTACTGACGATCGTCTACCTTGATCACAGCGTGCGAGAACGAAATCGCAAAACCGGAATGATCTGGAAAGCCCATTAGTACGGTTTCCTAAAGTCGTGTTGCGTGTATGCAAGCTCTATAGAGTCCTGAATCGTCTGAGTCTCATCTTCGCTTTGATCCCAATCACGCTTATGGCCCTGAGACAGGCTCAGTTTGGATTTCTTATCCAATTGCGCCTTTATCATGTTGGCCATTTGGATCCTGAGAATCTCGGTCTGAGCCGCGTTGGCAATCGACTGACGCATACACACGAGACTGAAATAGGCCGACGATCCTGTCAGAAAGACAAGAGCGATAGCATAAATCAGAATCATGGTTCCGGTTGTCATTTTGCTATATCTCGCAACAGTCCGCGCGCTCTGTAACTCAATACAGAAGGACAAGGCGGCGGGTTTGATCGACGATATGCGCGTTTCAGACGTTCTACTTCAACAGTGACTTCAGGTCTTGGATCCGAGCCTCTTGAAGATCGTCGTTTCGTTTTTCTGTTTCCAGAAGGCGGTTCCAGAGCTTCCAAACCGCGAAACCCAATAGCCCTGCCAATGGCCCTGAAGCAACTAATGATTCTCCGATTGATTGCCATTCCATTTTTCCTCTTTACCGGGTGACGTTTCCGCCAAACGGCAATCCCGGGGGAATGCCTGGCATTTGAGTTGGTGCAACAGACCTGAGAAATTTGACCTGATCGCCCTGACGAGTAACGACCCTGACGGCGCCGTTGTTGTTGCCTTCAACGGTCATCAGAGAGCCCAGCTCAGAGCCCAGCAACAGACCACAGTGGCCTGTGCCGTCCGAATGCAGGTAGTATACCACGTCAGCCGGTAAAGGCTCAGTCACATTCGGCAGTAGCTTGGACAGGCGCTGAACAGAGGCCTCTTTGATTTCAGGGTACCCAGGCAAGCTGATGCACCATGAAACGAACGCGGCGCACCAGGGCAAGCCCAGTGCGCCGCAACGTCGTGTGAATATGTCGATCGTCGGGCTCCGATTCGACAACGGCGGAGATTCACACGTTCCAACGAACCCAAGCGCTCTCGCTATGATCTGCTGACGCGGCACGGAATGCAGCGACAGATCAAGAGCCCATTGCGTTTTCTTACCGATCTTGCCGTCGTCTAGCAGCCTGACGCCTAAGTGATCGGTGTGTTCTCTCTGAAAGTCTGCGATTGCAGAACCACTCAGGGATAGCGAGAGCATAGTAAATTCCTTTACCCGTCAGCTTAAGCAAGTTGAAGCTTAAACGATAGAGTAGTTGTGAAGCGCTTTGCATATCCCAACGGGATCGAGCTCACGGTCGCAATGATCGTCTTGGTTGAAAGTACATTGTTGGTTCTGTCGACTTGGTAACCAATGTCAGAGACATGACCAATCTTACCGTCAATACGGGTCGGGCCAACGCCACGAAGCGACGAACCGATCACATTGTCTAGCGCGCGCTGAACTCGCTTCTCAATGCTCTGTGCCGCGTCTTCAGTCAACGAACCAGTGCCGTCACCCTTGACCGTGAAGCTCTGAGAAATCAGATCCGTATGCTGAGCGGACACGGTCCGACACGCCAGATCCATGATGCGCCGGTGCTGCCAGAACTCGAAATCAGAGCCTAGCGGGCTCGACATTGGCGCATTGGTCAGGAAGAATCCGGGCTTGTTCGGATACGTGCGAAGCGTTGCGAACTTCGCGGTATCTAGCCCAGCGTTATTCAGAAACTCGTTCTGAGAAATCGACTGGCAACCTGGAATTGCTCCAGCGCTGTCAGCTCCAGACACGATTGCAAGGTCAGTGCTAACAACGTTGCCGGCTGCCCTGAGCCCGACGAAGTTGACGGTCCCCATCTTCGCAAACGCTCTTCCTACCAACGGGAACGGTGCCGGCACATAGAAGTTTCCGAAACATTTAAGGCTTCGTTCGCTAGCAAAACCAGTCGTTGCGTAAGACGTGATTTGGGTAGCGGCCACATCTCGACCGCTGTTCATAATCGCCCCAAAGTAACGATCGAACGTGGTAACGAAACTGTCCATTTTCGTCTCAGTTGCAGCGAGCAACAGAGAACCAGCGACAGACGTTGGGGCATCACCAGCAATCAGGAAATAATCCCATTGAAGCAACGAAAGCTCAGCAGCCGTGAACGCGAGGTTTAGGTTCGTTGCATCAAAGTGCGGCGCATTCGCTTGTACCACGTAGAACGATCCAGCGACGTACGGAGCGACCGTGCCGACGCCAAACTCGGCGCTTACACCAGACGTTCCTAGAGCGACGATAGCGGCAGCCTGAAGCTCTGGGGACTGAGTAAGGCCACCGTCTAACGAATAAGTGAATTTCGTAACGGTGCGTGCGCCACCAACCGTAATCGTAATCTTGACGTCAAAGTCATTCTTGGGTGCGCTAGTAGCCACAACGAATGCAACGGCGTTATCAGCACCACCACCAGAGCTTGCCACAGTAGAAATCGTCGTAAGGTTCGTCGACGTATACGAAGCCGCAACGTTGCTCGTTACTCGCGTGCAGACCACAGGGCCACCAGCAAGGCCTAGAATGAACCCAGCCATGTCATTACCAGGACCGTGAACACCGAAAGCGTCCTTCAGGTTACGCGGGTTGCCGATAACAGTAGGAAGATTGACGGTTCCGCTTTCGAAAACACCAATGATATGAGGGATAGAACTAGCTGGCGTGGAGATTCCCAAGCCGCCGTCAAGGATGGTATTAGTAACGCCAGGTAGAGGCATGATTACGGGTCTCCAATTTCAAAGGCTAAACTTGTGTCATCAATCACAACGGACAGAGGCACAGGCGGAGCAACTCTCAACTTAATGATCAACTCAAAAACCAAAATAGGCTGGCGCACCGTATGTGCTCCACCCTTAGAATCTTGTCCGCCCCATTCGTAAGCGTTCTCAGCTTCAAACGCATTCGGGCCCATGATATCGAAAATCGCGTTAATTAAGTTGTCGAACAACTGATCGAGCGTGTCTTCGTTCTCGGCGGCAAGTGTGACCTTCAGGCGCTCGTTCCGAGCGAAACGCCCATGTCGAGTGACGTTCCTGACGCTTAGAGGGACGTTCGCGCTACTGAACTTTACGGTGCCTGACGCGCGCTCGAACGAGATACGGCGCTTCTGGTCGCGACGTCCAGCAAGCTTGCCTGTAGCGCCTTCAGTGAACAGCACAGAGGCGTCAGCAAGCTGTGCCTCCACCGCCTGAACGAAGTCGTCAAAGCTACTGTCTGCCACGAAAGTGTTCTTTCAGAGCTTGCGGAAGGATCTTCACAATGCGCGCTCGCCATTTCGGAGACAGGCGCTTATCCGGGATCATCTTGCGAGCTACCATCTTGCGCGTTGAGTCCTGATGCCAACGCGCGTAAGGGGCATCGTTACCGAACGAGCATGCGTACTTTGCGACCCTGACGAACCAGCCTTGACGCAACGTAAGCGTCTTGTTCATGAGGGGGTAAGGCGTCCCTCCACGCTTCAGATACAGGCTATACCAACTCTTTCGCCTTGCCCATTTGCGTCCAACCGGATCCGTTTTAGTTCGGAAACCTTCGTCGATTAGCGTCAGAGCTTCTTTTCTGATCAGCTGAGACGACCTGAGCAACGCCTCATCAGACTTCTCTAGCCGACGAATGAAGCGCTTAAATTCTGCCATCGTTGCGGATGCCGAGATTGCGGACAATGCTTCTAACGATAGGCCCGCCTTCGTGCACAGCGTCAGTAGCATCAGCCAAAATATCTAGACTCACTTTGCCGCAAGCGAGTTTCTCAAGCCATTTCACAGTGTCTTGATAGCCAGACTTGATCGATTCATCCGGACCAGCCTCTGGGTCCCAACCCAGAGACTGGAGCGCGTACCACATAGAGATTCGAACGCTCGAATCCTTGATCTCCAGTGGAGTACTACTCAGCGGAAGCGCGTAACGTCCTCGCAAGTGACTATCGATGAAAGCGTCAGCTCTCGCGATAATCGCTGCTGGATCCGCTAGCTCATCAACGGCGGCTTGACGTAAGCCGCCGTTGACGAGATCCGCTTCCACTGAGTAAGCCAACTTAGATAGCCTTTGCCATCAAGAACCACGGACCGTAACTCGCCACAGCGCGACCGTCTTGACCCCAAACGAATTCCTTGTGAAAGAATACGTTCGCGTCATCAACGTTCGTAAGCGAAGTCATCTTGACCGCTTCACGAAGCTGGTAGATCAAAGGCTTGATCGACTTCGTGGTATCAGCAACGAACCATTCAGTCGGAGCGTTGGCAAGCTCAGGAATTACAATGTAATTCATGTCTCCTTTTTGAATGTTCGTTGAACCGTTCGCGGCGCGCTCAGCAAACAGAATCGTCTTTGCAGCAAACTCGAGTTGCGGCGGGACGATCAACAGGTTCGGATAGACACCCATTGGAAGCCCGTCTTCACCCGTGTAGCTGATCATGGCCTGACGAACCTTGTCCAGGCCGACACCAGCGCCCGCAACCAGAGGAGTCGCGCCAGACGTTGCAGCGGTAAACAGATTGCTCTGGACACCAGCCGGATTCAGCGTGTGCAACGCGCTGAAGAACGGGAGACCGTCAAAGCCGAGCGAAGCAGCGGCGGAACCAGCCTGGAGAGCACCCTGAACCAAGATGTCAGGGAGTTTCTTGCCCTGACGCCCCATCTCAGACATGAGCGGAGACCAGATACCCAAGTTATCGTCAGCAAAGTCGTTCCTGGGAACCTTCACGGTCAATTCCCAGTCCTTATTTTCGACAACGAACGAATGGGTATTCAGGTTCTGAAAGAGCCTTGGTCCAACCCATTCACGCATCTGTAGAATGCGTTGCATCCAACCGTAAGTGTTCGTCTTGGTAGACGACGGAATAACGGTTGCGATATTTTGATACCAGTTGGGGGTTTCGCTCCATGCTGCACCATACAGCATGCTGAACGTGGTCTGAAGAATTGAGATAGCAGTTTTAGTGATGAGCATTGTCGTAAAACCTTAGGTCGCATCAACCGTCTGCGACGAGTTACGCGGCCACTGAATGGTAACGAACACCAAAGTCGTTGAAGCGACTTCGTATACGATACCAGCGATAGCGTTGGTGCCAGCCGTCACGCCAACGGTTTCGTTGTCGATAGCGTAGACTTCTTTGCCGACGTCGTTCTGAGCAATACCAGCAGCCGCATTTATGAAACCGAAAGTGCCGGTGTTAAACTGAATCTTTCGCGTATTGCTTGCGCCCGTAAGAACGGTTTCCTGACATACACCGCAAACAACCAGTGTCGCGCCAGCAGAGCCTACAACCGGCGCAAGCTTTCCGTTTGCGTCGACATAAACCATCATGCCTTTGAAATACTGAGTCGAGTCCAGACCCTGAATGGCATGAATGCCACCAGAGGAATGCTCGAGCTCAAGAACAGATTTTTCAGCAGTAATTGCCATTACGACACCTGAGCCTTCTTCATGGGAAACTCACCTGGCACGAAGGCGCCGTTATGAGCCGAAAGGAAAGTCTGCATTTCCGCAAACTCCGAAGTCTTTGAAGTGAGACCAAACATCTCAAGGATCTTGTTCGTCTCTTCCGCCACAGCGACGGGAGCCGTTGCGACGGGAGCCGTCACAGAGGTAGACGACGCAACAGCAGCCGGCGCGGCCGCTCCGAAACTCTCCAGGACGCCGAAGGTCTGGGTTTTGGCCCAAGCATGTAGCGACGGGGCTAGCTTGCCAGCCGCACTCAGCGTGGCAATTAGACCGTCCCGTTTGGCCGTCTCAGCGGCGGTGGACAACTCAGTCACCTGAGTCGCAAGCTTCGTGTTATCGGCCGTCAGCGTGGCAACCTGAGCCGTCACGGTGGCAGCATGCGTACCAAGTGCTTTGATCTTGGGCTCGACTTCAGAGACTGCGGCGCAGCCTAGAATCCCGAGCAAGCGGGCCAATTCTGGATCCATCTTGATTTTCTCCGTTACTCGGGTCTTAGACCCTACACTCGTGGCAACGATCGGCTTCTGACCGTTCGTTGCAGGCATACACAGCAGAGCCACGTTCATTAGCTCTAGGATTCGTCCGTCTTCATATCCGACGTAACAGAACGGCGAATAGAACCGGTATTCTCGATTGGACAGAGCGGTTAGAGCGGCTGGTGTCCACTGAATTTGAGTGGCCCAAAGCTCCCCGCCTCTGCCTTCTGGAACGAACCAAGCTGAAGCTCTATGATCCGTCCCGTAGACCATTCCGTGACCGTAATCAAAAGGCAGCTTGTCTAAGCCGCGCTTCTGGAAACGAGACATAACCATCTCGCAAGCTTTCGCGTCGCAGATGATCGGGCCCTTAGTTGTCTCGTTCAGGCCATTCGCAAACAGACGTAGCTCGGTAGGCGGATCTTTCGATTCGCCTAACGAGAGAATCAGTGTTCTCTTACGAGTTTTCACTCTCCCAAGCTTTCATCTCTTTCTCAGAGAGTTTGCGCTCAGTCAGCAACGTCTTGCGAACATGCTGACGCTCGAAAACGTGCCGCTTCTCGGTCTCAACATAACCGTCTTTCATGACGTTCTTCCCTTCAGCCGTAAGCTTAGGGACGTTGATTTCGATCAGCTTGTCTTCAGGGATACGATCACACGTATCCTTGATCGACTTGTAAGCGTAGCTACGGAGGAACTGATTCGTTAGCGACGGAACTTCGCCGGTCTTAACGAGTCGTTCGAATTCTCTAACGCCAACTTCTTCAAATTTGGCGTGAAGCTCATTGATTGGGGCGTTCGGATGCTGGATTTCTGACATGGGTAAGGCTCCTGAACAGAAGCCTACCCGAAATCAGGGAAAGACGCAACGTCAAGTTAATTTTAGTTAACGGCCTGAAGGCCCATTCGCACGAGACCGTCCAACGGGATCTTGTGCTTCTTATTTAACTTGACAATCCTATTTATCTCCTTCAGCCAATTCGCGCGTGTGTACGGTCTATTGGTATCGAGCCGGCGCGCAGCCTGAAAAATCTCTTCAATCAGCTTATCTCGTGTCATAGCAATCCCCTGAGTCTTAGCACGTCTTCCACTAACTTGTGAGCTTTAGGGGCATTCTTCAACAACCATTCAGGGTGCGCTTTCGAATGGTACGCAGCAAACGATTCAGCAAAGTACTCTTGGCGGTTCTCCCTTGCGTAATCCGAAATGTGCTCACGGTCGCTAGCATTGAAACGACTGTTGATCAGGTTGTCTATGTCGTGATGAGCGGAGCCTACCTGATCGTTCAAGTGCAACATATGACCGAACTCATGCACAGAAACATTAGAGACATAATCAGAAACAGAAACCTCTGTTTGCGCTATCAAATATCCTTTTCCAGGCGCCACAGACCTTGCTACGTTAAGCGCTGCTCTGCCATGCACCTTGAGAGCTTCTCCACCAAAATTCCGAGCAACGCCAGCTGAGAAAGCGAGCCCACTGCCGCCCTCTATCGTGTCAGACATTGAAGCGAAGTTTTCGAATCCAACTCGTTTATCAGTAATCGTTAGCGAATCCAGCGAGCGACCCGGCACACTCCAGAACTTCTGAAAACCAGCTCTGTTCAAACCATCGTAAATCGCTTCACGGTGTTGCTCGGAATGAGAACCGACAATTCTTACCCGTTTAACGTTGTCCCCTAACAATCCTGGAGTGTCATTAAATCCGGACACTATCTCAGTCGCGCTAGGAACTTTAGGTTTCTTGATCTGTGGCTCTAAAGGCTTAGCTACGTTGCGGATTTTGCGTTGTGCAGTCGCTACTAACTGAGCATCATACTTAGCAGCTCCAAGCATGTCCAAAGCGTTCACACGGGCTTGCGGCGAGAGACCCCAGCCGCCTGAAGGCCTCTCTCTAGGGAGCCCCACAGTGATGCCCCTACGCCCGGCAGTGCGCATGGAGACCATGCGAACGAGAGAGCGGCAACCCCAGTGCAATGGAGGCCAGTGAAATTGCCAGAAGCCAGCGTCCCACGGTAACAGGATCGCGTTGTACTTCTTACAGACACGAGTCGTGCGAAGATCGATGATAGCGTCAAACAGATAGTAGCCTAGACGCTTCACAAGGTCAGGGTCGTGCATCATGTGCCAACGACCCTGATTCATGTGATCCATGATCAGCGTGCGTGTAACCACGTCCACACCTTGTGGTATGTGTTTCGCCGTACGCTTGATCGGTCTAGCCATTACGTGTTGGTAGGTGGCACGTCTTTAACCTGACCTGTGCCTGTAGGGTTTACCCATTTCTCCGCTTCTTTATCGATCGGCAACGTGAAGCCGCGATCGTCGGGTTCGTCAAATTCATTTGCGCGTTTTTTGAGTCGTCTTCCCACGGAAATCTCGATTCGTAATCTCGTTAATTCGAGCTGCGTCCTGATGCGATAGCCCCTTAGCCGGCTTAGGCCTGTCTCTCCAGGCCTGGAAAGATTTACCGATCGTCTCAACGACTTTCGGAACCAAGCTCAACAGATATTCAATCATACAACCTTTAGCTTAGGCCCAACGGATAGCTTGATTTCGAAATCCAGCCAACGGGTGAAACCACCAACTGTGCGATTGTTCTGCCAGGCCTTCTGAACTTCAACCAAGACTTCGAGACGAATCTCTTCTTTGCGATCGCGCACCCTGACGGTGCAAGCGTCAACCCTAGCCTGTTCGTCTCTGACAGCCTTGACCGGCGATACACGTGCGCGCGCGCGATCGTTGTATTCGATCTGACGCTTAGCACAGACGGTGCAAGATTTGATCTTATGTCCGCGCCTGTCTATTTGGCCATTACGATCGTTCTCGCGTCCACAGTCGCACTTACCGGCAGCATAGTTTCGCTCTTTAGCGAACTTCTTTTTCTTGGCGCAGTAAAGATTGTAGGTTCGTTTGCGCGCCTCTTGTTCACTGTTGGCTTCAACAACGAAAGCGAAAGAAGATTCACTCTTATAATCGGTAAGAAGTTCGCAACGGAGCACGTCCCCGTTGTCGGCGTATTCAACTAGGTAGTGATTCATAACCATACTTTCTCCAGATGCTCAAGGATCTTAGCTTTGCAATCTTCAAGCTCAGCTCCTCGGATCTGAAACTCTGTCATGATTCGTAATGGCTTATCGTGCAAGCGAATGTATGTGTTTAACGACACTAGCCAAGACTCTTTCTCAGCAAGCTCAGTCAGCGCTTGCAAATCGGAAGACTTGATAGGCGTCTTCTTTAGGAACGCCGTTATCTGTTTAAACAGGTTCACTCTGAGCGTCCTTCACAACGGCGTAACGCCCGTCAAGCTGAGCAAGAGTCATTGCTTGCTCCAGAAGGTCAGCTAACGCGCTAGGATCAGCCTGACCAAACGCTACCCGGATCCTGTTGTCTAGGTCAGGGTAAGACGTTGCAGCGCGAACCATGAGCATCAACGTCTTGACGTCGGCTCGCATCAAGCGCGCTGCCTCCAGTCCAGTCGTATCGGCAACCCGGTCCGCATACTCCACGCCCTCCAGGGCGCCATCCGCTTCGTCTCCAGAGGCCAGAGAGAGCTTCTTACCAACCGGCTTAGGTTCGATCGGCTCAGGCTTCACGAAGGTCAACTCTAGCCCATACTGACCAGCGACTTCTTCCAGGTTCTCTATCGTGTAACCAGCGGTTCCGAACGTAGCAAACCCGGTAGCAAGACTAGATATAGCCGTTGCCTTCTGATTCTTGTCTTCCGGTGGATCGGTCGTCCAACACGGATACGGAACTTCTTTGCCTTCACCAAAGTTCAAACGAACGAACGGCGCAAAGATCTGAACTTGAATGTCTTCCGATAAACGTTGCGCTATCGCTTTCGCTTTGATTCTATCGATCGACTTCTCATGCGTCTCAGCAGCAGCGCGATTCGCTCCAGTGCTAGCCACTTCAGAACCTAGGTTAGCGCCTTCAAGTAGAATCTTGATCTTTCTATCAGCGCGCTCGATAGCTGCCTGAAACGTTTGCCAGCTCTGATCCGTTGGCTCCAGAAGCTCCAGATCATAGGAACTCCACTCATCAGTATCGCGCGGCAAACCAACAACGCCTTCAGATCCCATGTCCTGAACGTCATCAACGAAATCTTTCTTTTCGTTGCTCTCACTATTCAGTGGAACATAAGCCTTTACAATCGGTAGGCCGTGACGTTCGTTGTAACGATTCCAGTCGCGAAACGTTGCCTGTTTGAAATACCAGAGTCGAGCTAGCGCGCGGATCACACCGCGATAAAAACCGTAATCTCCGTCAGTGTGAAGAAACCAGAGACCGTCTCCAGGCGTAACGTCAAACATGCATTCACGAGCCATGTAACGCCAAGTATTACGCTCAGCGTCATAGAACGAAAACTCCGGATCCAGAAATTTCAGAACCGGATACCAAACGCCTTCAGTCGTTACCCACTGAAGCACGCCGATCGAAACTCCCATCGCTACTTTCGTTTCGATTATCGAGTAGAGCTGAGCGTCTGGAATGATTTTCTTGTGAAGCTCTTCTGTCTGGAGCTTAATCGCTTCGTCTTCACATTCGATAGTGAACGGCGCCTTCAGGATCGCGTTTACAAGCTTTTGCATGGAAGAAGGAATTTCGTCGTCTTCTCCCATCGATCGCCACATCTGAGCCGTTCGCGACATGTCGCCCGTCATATGCTGACGGAGCGCGCTGAGAATAGATGCCAAGCTCCAGCTGGTTTGGATCGATGGCTGCCAATGGCTAATGGTCTGCTTAGGTCTAGTGTTGGCCATTATCAGGCGGGCCTTTCACGGCGCACGAAAGGCAGCAATAGCCCTTGCGCATTTCAGGAAGTAAATGGAAACGGGTGTTAGGAAGAAAATCCGTCCTACAGGACGGACACTTCCAGAATTCTGCTGATACAAGCGCGCGCCTGGGGTCAGGCGGCTGCCAGCCTTCTGTAAACGCTACGGAACGCTCTCTCACGAGCGGAAGCGTATCATAGAAGGCGCTTGATTTCTAATTCGTTTTGATCCAGCCAGGCCTGCCCAGCTTCAGGGTCCGAGAGCTGGCCGTCAAATTCGAGCTTGCCGCTCAGGTTGACTCGGACATGAATCCCGATCACTCCGTAATAGGCCAGGCTCTGAGCTACAGACAGCTCCAGGGGCTTCGCTCCAGGGAGCGTGGCAAACGGAGAGCGCTTTAGAGGAACGCTCTCTCTGGCCAGCCTACGCTTAGCAGCGGCGCTTGCCGGTTTCTTCTTTGACTTCGGAAGAGCCGCCGAACGTTCCTCTGTCCACAGGCTGTCTTGTTTCTTCAATTAACGTTCCTGTCCCACGAAGGCAACTTCTCAAGCGAGCCGTAACGCCAATCGAGGAATATATCTACGGCTTGATTTCGGAAGCCTCTGAAGCCACGCAAGTCCTGTTGCGTGGCCCTGACGTTCTTCAAGGCAAGATCGTACATGTGCGCGTAGCGGTTCACCTGATCGCAATATCTCAGGTTGATTACGGTTTGAGCCACGAACCTGGCTCCAGTCTGAGTTACGTCTTTCATTTGAACGTTACCGTGGCTTTGGTTCCGTCTGAAAACACGTGAAGCATGTTTTCTTCATCAACCCATATCTCCACGTAAGCGCCTGTGGCAACGGTTAAAGTAACCGTTATCTCAAGCTCTACCGAGCCAATGATCTTTTTCGTGGCTTCGTTAACTATGGCTTCGATTTTTTCAAACATGTCACTCACCTGATCCTCCTTATCGGTCTGTCCAGTTCTTCCCATATCGATTCACCGTGACTCGGATTGAACTTGCAGGCTCCCAGTCCAAAGCCTCTGGAGCCGATCCTGTGAGGCATGCTCGAATCTTTCTTTCCTACCATGCCGCCACAATCGCATATCTGGCCCTGGGCTAGTCTGCAGTATCGGCAACGTGGACGGCCCTTGCGACAGAGCTTGGACACGCAACGTATTTTAGGTTCTGACACGTGTCCAAGCTTAACAGATAATCAATACGAAGAAAGCGTCTTTCCGTCCCTGGAGATGAAACGGTGAACAGCGCGGTTCCCGTTTTTACGGATGATCCGAACCTTCGCATTGGGGTGAGCTTTGGCATAGGAAGATGCGATCGAAATCAGATCCTTTGCTCGTTCAGCAGAGTTGTGAAATGTCACGAAACCTTGTCCACCTTCAACCTGGATAACGAACGGTTCGTCTTTCTTGATCTCTGTAAACTGAACTCCCTTGACCTGTAGACGGCGCTTGACAGTGGCGTTGGTGCGGGCGGCATTGAGTTGGTTGTTCGTTTGCATTGTCGTATTTCCTTTTAGAGTTGTTTGCTTCGTTGGCTCTAGGCGGTATCGGATGCGCACCACACGTTGCATTCGATACCCGCTAGAGCCCCCGATGGGGCTCGTTTATCTCAGGTCGTCTCTGCCAGCATTTCTTGAACCTTGGCAAGGTGCTTTGCCTTATCATTCGTCTTCAGTCCGTTTCCGCGACTCACAACCTACACCCTGTATATACGGTCGCTCTGTCGAAAGGTAAACATAAATCGACAGAGCGAACCGTATTTCTTTTCAGGCCTTCAGAATCTTGCCTGACGGGCGCTTACCGAAAGCGAATCCCGCGTCATCCTTGCTTTGCTCCAGGGTGGCCGTCAACTGGACACGAAGACCTTTCAAGTTACCGTAGTCTTCCGAGATTCCCTGAACCTTAGGAGCGTCCCGCAAGATAGCGACAGGGCAGGATACCCAGCAGCGCCAGCCGTCGTCAGACTGAACAATGATCTTGGTTTGCGGACCGTATGCGCCAATCGTGTGTTTCACCTTCACAATCTCACCTGAGAACACAACGCGCCCGACTGGAGCTGGAGGCAACTTGGTTCCGAGTGACTTGATAAAGTCAACCGTTGCGACGCTCAGATGTCCGAACGCAATCAGCTTACCCAGCAGCTCCTTTGCCATAGCGCGCTTGGCGCCCTTGAGAGCGACTTTGAAGGCGGGAATGAGCCCGTGTGCCTGAGCGAATGCGTTGGCTTGCTTGCGGGCCGCCTGACGGCGAATACGAGCCATCTCCAGGCTACGCGCGGCGAACGTCTTGGCTTTGGCTTCGTTGCGAGCTACGCGCAATGCCTTGGCGCGCGCTGAACGAACTTGCTTGATCTTGGCAATCAAACCCAGGTCACCAGTCTTCTTTACGCACTCACAGCCGACCTTGAACGAACGGCCGTCTGAAGACTGAATGTGGTACATATCGACAATGCCCGTTCCGCAGTAGTCGCAAGACCCGCCGCACTGGAGCGGAGCGCCCGGGCAAGCCTGAAAATACTTGCGCTCGTTGCCAACGAACGTGAACGGAGCCGAACCCAAACCAGCCGTTTCAAAAATGTGTGTCATGTGAATCCAAAGCCTCCACTGATACAGTACGGCGCCGTTCAGAAAGAATAAACATAAATCGACAGAGTCTGTGTCTTTTTATGTTTCGGGCCTAGTTATCGGAAGATCCAGAAAGAACGCGAGTGGCTCCGCTTCCGCCGAATGATTGTCGAATCCGTACATAAAGAAACGTAAACACTTAGGAGTGTTAACGATAGGCATGTAAGTTCCGTCTTTCAGACAATAGCTTATGTCTTTCGAGCACAGGCTGATGCCACTGATCTCGGGGAAAGCTTTCTGAATCGCAATCACCCCAGGGCAAGCATGGCAATGACCTGGGAGCCCGTTCTTTATATCGTCTTTCGTTATCTCGACTAGGCGGTTCATTTGTAATCGATCTCCAGCTCGACACGACCTTTTGATTCAGCTTTATTAATCGCATTCTTGATTCTAAATACCTCATCTTGCACATGAACCACGTCTCTCATGTCGGTTAACAAGCTAACCTGTAGTCTCTCGTGATAAACTATCATTTCAGCAAGATGTCTCTTGTGCCAGCTGAGCGGTTTAGTCTCTTTCTTATTAGCCATTGTCGTTTTTCTTTCAGCTCTCGATTCCGTCTTTAACCAAACCAAGTTGTTCACACGCTTCCCAGGCCAGGATACGCGCCTCTTTAGCTCCTTTGAGCGACTGGACTACCACGATCGGCTGAACGCCTCCCTTGAGTGTCACAGAACAATAAACGCGCGGCATGTTCGGCTGGAGCTTGTAAAAGTTGACAACTGAGCCTCTGGGAAATCTCATCATAACTGATCCTTGAGTGTGTAGTTTCGTTGGCCCTAGTCCGGGCGCCGGGGACAATGACGGCCGCGTATCCGTCGTGCCTTGCCGGTCGCCCAGGCTGGGGCCCCCGAGGGGGCGGGTGGTTACTTGCGACACTCATCGCACGGGCAAGGCACCGGCCCCAATTGCGCGGCGGTGAATTGTAGCGCCTTGCGCTCCGCCGAACGCCGGTCGCGACATGCGCAGCATGCGGGATGGTCGCACCGGCAAGCGCTGGTCTCGATTGGGCGGGTCGTGTTGCTGGCGTTCATGGTGGTCGTCCTTCGTTCCGGGCCACGACTTGCGGCACTCAATGAGTATGGATCAACGCGAAACGAAGTGCAAACATAAATCGACAGAGCGTGTGTCTTTTTATGTTTATCGGCGGAAAGCACTGCGAATCTGCTGGGCTCTCGACTCTTGAACCGCTCGCTTGATTCCCGAATTCAGGTCTTTCGCTTCTTCCGCAATACCCGAAACTCCCAGAAGCTTCCAGAGTGCCGCTAGCGCGTCCACACGGTCGTCACACAGGTCTTTCACGCCTGTGAAGCCACAGACTTCGTCAACGAAGTCGCTCACCCATTCGGCGCTGTCAGGCTCGGGAACGAGTATGTTTCCAAGGTTCCAACCGTCTTGAGCTGCTGGCGTAGCTCGAACGTACTTATCTGCTGAAGCAATTCGGTAAGTGAATCCCTTGACGCTACGTTTTATATGTTGCGCCGTTCCTTTTTCCGTGCCTGAGCATAACCACAATGTGCGACTTTGTTTCGTGGCTCGCGCCATGATGTCTGTGAACTCTGGACTCTGGCACTGGCGGCGAATCTCGTTCGTTAGGTAGACCTTCTTTCCGTAGCGTCTACCCTGGAGCAACACAGACCAGTCCGATCGCGTCTTCTCTGAGTAAGCAAGGTCAGCTCCGTTGCCACGTGTGAATCCAACGCCTCCAGTTGGAAGCTCAGTGTAGAACGTTGGCTCTCCGAACAGAGCTTCTCCACGTGGACGTGGACGCCCCTGATACATGCTCGCCCATGTATAAGGGTTGTTCTTGAACTGCTGAAGCCACGTACTTGGACGTCCGGCTTCCCAGAGAGCTTCACCAATAGCGCGACCGTTGACGTCGTCTTCCGAATCGCACTCTGCTGGTATGCGCAGATACACCCATTTGAAGAGCTTGATCAGTCTCCCGATCATGTCGTCAACGTGCCAGCGTGTAGCCATAGCAACGCAGCTGGAGCCCGGGTGACGTCGGGTCTGCGCAACGTCTGTGAGCCACTCCCAGCCACGTTCGCGAATCACCTTGGACTCAGCGTCTTGCCTGTCTTTCGTTGGATCGTCGATTAACGTCAGGCCGCTAATCGGATTACCCGTCAAGCCACCACCTAAACCAACGAAACGGATCTGTGTGCCCCCATCACAGTTCAGCTCGCCTTCAGCCTCACGTAGCTTAGGATTCAACCCAGCAAGCGCGCATAGGTCTCTTACCTTGCGCGCTACCTGAATCGCTCTGGTGAAGTTATACGTAGCGTAAGCATGAGACAGGCCTGGAGCGCGCTGAGACAGCGACACGAAGGCGTGCTTAGCAATCTCCGTCTTACCGTGCTGTGGCGGCCCGCTGAAGGTTAGGTTGACTTCTTGTGGTCGTCCCTTCTCATCGATCGTATTGTCGAGAGCTTCAACGTAGCTATCAAACCAAACGGGCGGCTGAAGCTTAGGACTGCACTGTTGCATGCAGTCATAGATCTTGAGCTTAGGTCGGTCCCTTTCTTTCGCTTTGGCTTCCTTCAGTTTCTCCCGACGTTTCAGAGCCTCTGCCACCAACGGATTCATTACGTCTTTCTTTTACACGAAGCTCTGACGCGAGCAATGACCACACGCCAGTCGGTCCCCATATAGCGAGAAACAGCAATGCAAAAGCTCCGTACGCCGCGATTGCCTCTAGCACTGTTACAACGGTAGCAAGCTGTTGCGAGGTTAGTTCTAGCATTCGTTCCGCCTTTGCTTCGTGGTCTTATATGATCCAACGTTAGCCGTTCGCGCGAGAGACAATAAACACAACAGTTATTGTCTCTAGCATAAATTGCTATACGCTTCTTACGGGCCGCCCAACTCGATGAGCGGCCCGGGCGCTTGTTGTGTGCTTCAGTCGCCAACTTATCTACGGAACGTAGGCTTGAATAGCATTCTTCTGTGACGCAGTGAAGTCAAGCAATCCGTTCTTTAGTACATCATTGCTGTTGACGGCCATCGTACCAGCGGACGAGTGCCCCCAGCCTCCACAGTGCCCAAGCTCATGAAGTGTAGAGTTTCGAACGATACGATTGCGCTCTACTTGAGACAGGCCATTCCAAACGAACGCGCCTCCGTACGAAGTCTCAATCACCTTGAAAAAGATCGACACGGCGCAACCTTGAAACTTGCATACTCGGCCCGATCCAGCGACCTGAGTACAAGCCGACGCAATTGTCGATTTAGCCTTTGGTGAACCAGCTGGCATCGCATCGAATATCACCTGCACAACAGTTTCCGAACCAGCTCCACTAACCAAAGCGTCCCAACCGCGCGAACCATAGACAGCGGTGAATTTCGTAATTCCGTCTCCAATGGCTTGAGACCAATTCACGCCGTTGCTATCTGGTGGAGCGAACGAGCGAATTCGCATCACCTTGTCAGCGGGTAAGAAGCATCCGTTGTTCGACGGGAACGGAGCCGCGCCACATGGAAACGAGTCCGTGCCAGCAGCAAACTCTTGAATCCCGTATCCCGATGGCACCGTTAGAGCTTGCTCTAACGTACCTATTTTAAGCCCGTCAACTTCTTCGTATTCAGCGCCGCACCCAATAAGGAGAAACGCGAATGCTAGTAGATGCTTCATAGACAGTTCCCCGCAGCAATCGAAAAGCTAGTTGGGTTTTGGACCTTGTTGTAGCTGTTTGCTTGGCAGAGCCGCCCAGGCTCGAACTCAAAGAAATCAGTTGACGTCCCGCTGAAGGAGTCGGCCCGTTGAGAGCAGGTAGCATTCCACCACCTATCACTGCATGGTGTTAATGGATTCCATGGAATGAATCCTTGCCCTGTCGTCATCACAGCCGCCGCTTCTATGCCGTGCTCAAAAAGCTGCTCGCGTCCGCCGTCGAAGGTGTTAGCCGCGATCCTTGTTGCGTCCACAGTGATTAGCATGATGTGCTTGTTTCGATAGTACAGTCCCGGTAGTGACTCAGTGAGTAGCACGTCATTGACAACCGGGTTGGCGGCTCTATGGGTCAGACACACGAAGTGACTGATTAGATGATCGCCGTAGTTCCCGCAGCTGCCGACACGGATAATCACATTAGGGTTCCCAAATTGTACGGTAGATACCTCTTGAAACGTCCAGCTAGAGTCAAGATAGCCGGGCGAGCTTAGGATGTTGTAAGCGCGCACCATCTCAGTTTTTGGGGTTCTGCTCGGATAGACGCCGGCAATTTGGAAGTCCGCCGCTCCCGGCTCGAAATAGTACCGGATATTTTTCGTGTCGGGCAGAAAGCAGCTCTCCGGAGCCGGCATGTCCGTAGTGCACGACACTTCCCCTGTACCCTGGTATCCGAACGTGCGCTTAGAGCCATCGATAAAAGTGGTAGGCTTCACGCTCACAGCTTGTTCAACGGTTCCAAGCTCGAATTCTTCTAACTCACCAGCGTCCCCACAACCACAACCCACAAGGGCTAACAGAAAACCTAAAACGAAAGCTTTGATACTGTTCACGGTGCACTCCAGAGTAATGGGTAGAACGCGACAATCACGCCTACCAGAACCATAACCGCTATGCATGCGGCCAATGCGTAACTTTGCTTCTTCATATTTTCATCCAATCAATGATTGAGCTTGCTCAGATGCAAACGCATCCAGCAACATCTCCCAGGCTTCTTCACCTGAGAGCATTGGCTTCGCCTTCAGGTCTTTCTCCAACCTGTCAAGCGCTTTCTTAGCTAGCGGAGCTAAACTGACGTCTACTTTCTTGCTCCAGCGCGTTCTACACCTTTCGAGATACGCGAGGGCTGTTTTGGAGTCTGTACTAGCATCAACCTGAGCGCTTCGCTTTATCTCATATCGGGCGTAATGTTTAATTAACAATCGCCTTAACTTTTCGTTACGCCCAAGTAGTTCTTGAAACTCCTCTGGAAGCCAACCTTGAGCTGCAGCTGCAACTTCCGGATGCACTCCTTTCTCGATTGCAAGAACTATTTCTTTAACGTTTTTCCAATTAAACCTGGCACCTTTCGTGTACTTAGGTGCTGAAGGATTTACTGCTATTCCAGTGTTGGAATGTGTAGACATAAGTGAAACCCAACTTTACCCAACTAGTCAGCTACATTCAAGGCAAACAGCGCCCTTGACTCCAGGCTTCCACCAAACTTTCTCTCCTACTTCAATTGTCTCACCACATTCGCGGCATTTACCCGGGAATTTTGAAATTATGCAGACCGGAGGATTCTTCAGATCCTCTAATTGTTTGGTCAGCCGAGCCACAGCTTCCTGAAGGTCGCGCTTGTCACGCCGCAACAGGGCACAGCCTGAGCAAGGGACGTTAGAGGAACGCTCCGGCTTGCCCTCTGATTGCGAGTCCTGCCCGACGTAGGCGAGCGAGCATGTGCTTGCACGCCAGAAGCGCCGCTGAAGCGCTCTCAGGCCCGTTGCCGCCCATCGTGGCGAGCCGGATCAGGTGAGCGACCTTAGGCGGGATCATTACTCAACGAACTCCGCTCCAATGATTTGGATAGCCAGAAGAAGCTTCTTCATCTTGAGCTTATCGAGAGTCAATCCGCCGTCTACGTTTCGAGTCCAAGATCCAGGCGGGTAACAGAATCTGCCTAACGTAAGCCAACCAGCTTCTTTCAGCTTATCGTAAGCGATTGCTTCAGCCTCACACCTGAGCGCACATTCATAAGAATGTGGAAGCGAATCTAGCTCTCCGAACGAATAACGACCGTCAGAAACCAGTTTCCAACCGCGCCATTTAAGCCATCTTTCATAGTCACTGGAAAATTTAACAGGGATTTTGGACTTTATGCAGTTAACTAGCGAGATCATTTGATGAAAACCTATGTTTCTCCGGGAGGCCCGGTAGAACCGGGGTTGCTGGAGCCCGTAGGGTATTCTGGGAGAGAGAAAAATTCAAGTTTTTTTTGGAACTCTCTCACGTAGGCTGGCCACACTCCCGGTTCTCCCGGTTCTCCCGGAAATTCTCCGAATAACTTAACGTATTCACATAGTTGCAACATAAACGCGCTAAGTGCTTGATTGTCACAATGGCAAAACACAAGACATTCTGTCACTTAACCTGCTTAGCGCTCCAAACTATTGAATTAGTTGAAGAATCCTTTAAGGAATTGAGCTTGAATCCTCCTCTAACCGCGTTCTTTCGTTTCTCTAGCATTCGCGCAACGGTGAATGTGCCAGGTCGACCCTTCATATCACGTGAGTTTGAAGTGATCAAATGGTCGAAAGCCTCCCTTAACTCTGGAAATACAGGCGCTCTAGTGGGTGGACTGTACGTAATAGTTTCCTCAAGGTAAGCAGCGTCTAGGATTTCTTTGGTGCTTAGATACTTAACTTGCCTTACATCTTGAAGCGCGCATATCGAACGCAACAGCATAACTTCCGCTTCACGAATTGGATCAGCCGTCTCCAGCTCTAAGCGACAGTCCAAAACGTTATGTCCGGTGCTCCAGTGGATGGCCGCTGCCACGAGTGCGCTCCAGGCTCCGAACGAACCAAAGCCCTTGACAGCTGCTTTGGACTGTGTATCTCCGCTCAATACATAGGCTCTAAGGATTGTCAAGGCTGCTCTTACAAGCTCAGGTCGTTTCTGCTTCACCCAGCCCACGAGATCGGCGTGCTTGAAGTTCGCGCGCTTGCTCGGTAGCTCGACTGGACTCTCTTGCCGGCAGTTCAGGACCCTCCGAGCTGTGTCGCCATGAAAGCTCAGCTGGTTGCCTGTGAAGGCCAGCACGCTCTGCCAGCTGAGCTTGCGTATCTCGGACACGCCTAACACTCGGAACTCTACGATCGGAGTCGTTGCGATTTTCTCCAGAGCATCGCCACGAATGATCTGGGAGCAGTTGTCGAAGCAGATGAGTTGTGATCCGGCTATCGCGTGTGAAGAGAGAACTTTTTCCATCTCTTCAGCGTTGCCAGCGGGGAAGGTTGACTTCGCCGCTTCTCTGCCTGTGGCGATGATTGAAGCGACGTCTACGGCCATGCCTTTGCCGGTGCCAGCGTCTGTTGCGTCGAATCCGAAGAACGGAACACAACCCTCGATTGCTGGCCTTACCAGAAGCGTCATGGCCATGGCTATCGGTAGCCAGCGATGCGACTCAGACACGAACGGGAATGAGTCGTAACCTTCGTGTGCTTTGAACGGCTCAGCGAGGCACGCTACAGACGCTTTAATCTGAGCTTCGTTAGGCTGGTCCGGAACCTTTAGAAAGGTGCCTGACGGGCGAAAGAACCAGCCTGTAGCTTCGTCGTATCCTGGTATGTCCAGTATCGATCCGTCAGCGCGCATTGACGGGCTCTGAACGATACCCTTGAGAACTGGTACGCGCGGATACTCTTTGAGAGACGTGACTAGGTTTACGATTTTGCTGTTGGGCTCGATACGCTCCCACGAGTGCGTATTATGATCGTAACCTATGTACTTCCAGAAGCGTGTAGCTTTGCACAGAGCTTTGGACGTCAGCGGCGGATCGAGATCTTGAATCGCTAGCTGAGTGCCAGTGCGCGGCTTACCCTTACCGTCTTTTCCGAGATAGACATCCGTCTCTATCACGCGCACGAGAGCACCGTTCCTCTGCCAGGTGTCGTCAAGGTCGCTGAGCTTATCGATCGACTCTCTGGCGCTCGCTTCAGTGGCCTTGAAGCCCAGAGGGACGCTCACGCATATGCCGTCAGGCCTCCAGTTTTCGTCACTGTTGCCTACGATTTTCTGAGTGGCTTGCGCGACTCTGGCTCTCAGATCTTGCGCTTCTTTAAATTTATCAGTAGTGTCGTGCTCGGACATTCGTGTCCCGTCTTCGTTGCTGGAGACAGAACCGCCCGGCTAGGTAGGCTTCCCTAGCCGGGCGGTTCGCTATTTGGGGTGTAAGTGTGGCGTAGCGCTTGTGTGCTGTTGTGGCCGATTTGCGCTAGTCATAAGTTAAGGGAAATCGATAATTCTCGATTTATGTTAGGTTGGCACAGAGTTAGCATTGAGTTTGAGCATGAGCGACATGCAACGAAGAATCAAAATGCTAGAGGAAACGATCGCGCAACTTAAGGCGTCTATGGTTAGCGTCACTGATGCGCTTGACACAGCGATTATGACTCAGGTAACGGAGCGTCCACAGACGATCGACGAATTATCGAAATCACTAAAACGAACTAGGGCTATCGTGCGGAGCGCGGTAGGGCGCATGGCATGGTCTGAGACGGTGCGCATGGTATCGGAGAAAGGACAGAAGCGAGAGCGATTCAGGGTGTACCCAGCGGACAGAATCAAAGGGTTGCTTTAGCTTTCCCAGTGAACTCTTCAGTCAGATAGGCGCAGTGCGAATGCAGGCACAGCACGGCGCCTATCGGTTCGCTGACCCGGGTGAAACCGAGCACGTTGGGAGCGTACAGAACTGTGGAACCATCGAAATCTTTACCGCACGTATGGGAGCTGGAGTTAGGACACCTAATTGCCCAGACTCCAGGCTTGATTTGAATTCCGAGGTCACCTTGAACTTCGAAGTAACACCCCAGCAGAAACGCTCTGTGGTCGACCGATTGGGCGTGGACGGAGCCATTGATTTTCGCTTTCGACATTCCGAGCAAGCGCGCGACTAACCATGCGGGCGGATCGGAAACGGGTAGCTGACCAAGATATGACGAATCTTCGTACCTGTAAACACCCTTAGGTGTTTCACTGGGTGGAACCAACACGTAGCCGTGGCCTAAACCCTTGACGTCTATACCGATTCCCATGCCTCTGACGCGGCAAGCTTCAAGCTCTGGAGTCTTGCGAAACCAGTGGTGGCGATTGGGCCAGCCGCTTGCGCTGATAACCGTGACCGTGTCCGGAAGCTTACCGTTTTCTTCTTCAACGATATCTAATAACTCATCTCCGCCAGAGCGTGAATCGATATCGAGAGCGAAGTAAGGAGTGAAGCGTAGCGCCGCGCCTATGTTGTACGGAACGCGAGCCCACCAACGTTTGATCACGTCAGTGTCCAGAGTACCGTCTAGCTCGCCGTGAGTACCCTTTAGAGGCCTCTTGTCACCAGGCTGCAGCGGGAATACCGAAATGCCTTGCTTGGCGTGCCACAGAGCCGCCTGGAGATGAGAATTCACAGCGAGCCTCTGGCTATGTAATAAAGGCGCTCAACAGCAGAGATAGAGGATCCTGATATGCCTGAATTAACAGAAGTGCGTTGCTCTCTCTCGAATAAGATAGTTCCGAAAGGCATATTATATTCAGACACGAAAACATCAGTGAAGGCTGACCATTCTCTTACGTTAGAGCAAAAACGATCGTGATCAAAATTTGATCCGTATCCAGTTACCCCAGAGTACGGCGGGTCCATATAGATTATTCCAGACGTCGGCTTTATTGGTTGGTTAAGAAAATCTAAGCACCCGAACTTTGCTCCACACGACACGTCCCTTTTTACGATCTTTGCGGCGCCTTCTATTGGACGTGCGTACTTAGGCCTAGAAGATGAGTAGCCTCCAAACCATTTCCCGCCAAACGAGCAACCGAAACCCACGAAAGCCTTCAAAGGATCTGTGTCTGGAAGCAATCGCGCCGCTGAATATTCTTCACGAGTCAGAGTGATAGGTGGTTCCCATCCGTTCTGGACAGCCTTGTATAACGCGATCAGTGGAGCGCAAATATCGGTAGCGTAAACAGGTCCGTTTTTCGATAGAGCAACGCTTACACTGAGACCGCCACAGAACGGATCCCATACCCATTGACCGGGCTTGCGGATCTTATCTATCTCGGCTGCTATCAGCTTTGCGATTCGAGTCTTGCCGCCAAGGTATTGCATTAACCTAACGCCTTAAGCACCCTGACGGCCCGTTTCTGAATCGCGTTTAGGCAACCCTCAGGCGTAGAGTTCACGGTTCCGATACCGTGAACGTTGGCGCTATATCCACCACCCTTGGCCTTACGTACCCATCCGCCAGGAATATTCCAAATATAATTTCCGCTGTTGTCAGCTGGGTAGATTCTACCGAAGATCGTAATGCTAGGGATTTTCACTTGAGTGCCTTTCGATATGCTCTCGCGTAGAGAACAGCCTTCTCTCGATTTTCGAGTCTGTAGATTTCGTTCTTGAGCTTGATTTCTTCCTTATGATCCAGCCGATACTGTCTCTGTCGAGCTAGTTCGCGCTCACGGTTGTTGTCTCGATAGACGGAGCAACGCAGCGACTCGAATCCAGGGTCACGCGCTCTCGCGTCAGCTCTCTGGCAGCGCATGCACTTGAGTCCTCCAGGGTGTCGCGTAGCGCGATCACAGGCGCAACGATTCCAGGTCACAGAAGCGAATCCTCCAGAGCTTGGACAGCTTCAGCTTCAGAGCGAACTTCCCGAGCGTAACCGCCGCAACGATTCACCAGATCCAGAAACATCTGTTGATCAGCAGAGAGCTTGTCCGGGCCTTCCTTCACTTCGAAAGCGAGAAAACGACCATTGGCGTTGATCCCGAGCAAGTCAGATCCACCCTTTCCTACTCCGTAACGAACCCAGCGTTCGTTTTCCAGGAACTTTTCAAGCGTTCCTATCACAGTGTGAACGTGGCCCGCCTTGAGCTGGTTGAGCATGCCGCGCACCACAGCTGTCTGAAGCTGGGCTGCATTGTATTGTCCTGACTGGTTGCGCCAGATGGCACAGCGCGGATCAGAGCCCAATGTGAGCCTGATTTTCTCCTGTAATTTAATAGTTTTCGGCATAGGGTAACCCGCAACCTTTCGGGGTTGGACAGAGCCCGTCTACCGGTCGAGCCCTGGGAATGTTTGAGCAGAGCTTGCATACTTTCACTGGTGTTCTGTTTTCAGCGCGCAGCTCTGCATGCTTCTTACGTGTCTTGTGATTCTCGCTACCAGCCCAACGCGCTTTAGCCGTTGTGAATTGAGCGACATGGCAATCCTGATGCCATTTTCGATTCTTGGTTACTTCCTTTCCGCAGCCACACTTACACGTTTTCACAGCATAGCCCGTATAGCGTTGATTACGCCCGTTGGTGTCTTATTGTGGATCTTCTGAACGGCGTTCATGATAGTCGTGTGATCGCGTAAGAACGCACGTCCAAGCTCAGGATAACTCATGCCGCATGTCTCGCGAGCAATGTACATAGCAACGTGGCGCATAAACACTACGCTCTTGTGTCGATCTTCACAGAGTATCGCGCCTGAAGTTGTCGAGAAATACTTAGCTGTTGCATCGATGATACGATCTACAGTAACTACAGGCTTGAAGTTGACCTGACACCTATAGAGCTGGGATGAGCCTTCACAATTCATCGTTTAACTTTCTTCCAAAACCAAACACACGTGGTCTCGTGCTTCTCGGGTGAGCAGTTGCATTGCGGCCTGTCGCACGTCTCAGTGTGGTTGCCGGCGTACCCGCCGCAGTAAGTGCAGTGCATGATTGTCCTAGCCACGGAGCTCCTCCAGTGCTTCGCGAATCGAATGGTTCGCGCTGTAGCGCACGTCCTTGAGCGCAGCGACCGCCCGCTCTACCTTGGCTTGCAGGTCATCCAACAAGTTCAGCACTACCAATGCGTCTGCGCCTTCCTTCTCAAGCATTACGACCTTGTTGG